CAAAACCTTTTTTCTTACAAGCTTTTTCTATAAGTGCAACAGTCAATTCTTTTTTAGCTGGTGCTCCAGGTTTTTGTTTTTTTACATTTGGTGAGGATTTAGTAATAATTGCAACCGTAATGGGTTTATCCTTACGTTCTAAATCTTGTTCTGTAATATATTCTCTAAACTTAGGAACTTGCATTTATTCATTCTCAGTATTTACTTCTTCTTTATTTTCTTCTATCTTTTTTCCAATATTATATTTTGCTGATAAGTTCCATTCTTTTTTTTCTTTAAAAGGCAACACTTTAATTTGTGATAGTGGTGCTTTATTTTCAGCTTGTGATTTATCTACTATATCAATTAAGTTCCAATCTTGTAATAAGATTGATATTGTATTTCTTCTTTGTATATCATTTTCTGTCAATGTTGCTTTCTTACCATCTAACGCAAATAATTCTTTAAAGTGCGTGATGTAATACTTACCTTGTTTGTGTAAGATATGACAAGATTGATATAATGTTTTGTCTTTTCGACTAGCGACACCGATACGTGTCAAAGTTTCTCTGATCTTTAGGAAGTCGTCTGGTTGTTTGATTGTGACCTCTAACATACTTTTTGGCGACCAGTTAATAGTTTCTTCGCTCATTTTTTTCTCCCACCTTTATTCAAGGTCTCTTTTATAATTTCAATTTGTTCGTCTTTTAGTATGTTGAGTGCTTGTTTAGCCTTCTCATTACTATAACCATAATACTCTTTTACATACTCTAAATTCTTCAATTTGGATTGTGATAACCACTTCCCACCAAATCGCTTCTTTTTTCTAATACTATTTATGTAAAAATGAAACTGGACTTTCTTATCTAAAAAGTGATACCCATTCATCTCATTTGCCTGTGCAATACAGTCATAGTGCATAGATAGACACTTATTGATTACAAAGGGTGGATACTTCTTTTCCCAAGTTAAATCATCTGTATCTAGTAGATTTTCTTTACTAAAGTTAATTGCGTTTAAATAATCTCTTAATTCGTATGCCATATTTAATCCATTTTGAAAGTAATTACACATATCATTCTATATCCATAACTAGGATAAATTGCTGCGTGAGGAAAATCTCTAAAAAATAAACCTTTAAATTTTTCTGGAGTAATTTCTTTTTTTATTGTTTTCCAATCATTTTCGTATATTAAAGTTTTTGCTGAAGGATCGCAATCATTTAAATAAACTATTAATTGATTATGTTTAATATTTTCGTGGTCTTTATGAATAACACCCATATTATCTTTTTGTGAATATATGAGGTTTATACTACATCTAAGTATATCTATATTTGTAGTATTTGATAAATTAAGTTTACTAGAATTATTTTGTAAAAATGAATCTAAAACGGAAATAAAAAAATCATAATAATCTGATTTTATTAATTGTTCTTCATTTTGTTTATGTTCAAATCTTTTTACAATTACGTGTTGTAGATGACTTTTTTCATCGCCTGGTACAGATTCTTTGTGTAAATAAAAAGGACCTTTAAAAGATTTTTCTAAAAAATTTTTTTGTTCAGAATTTAAAAAATTTTTATCTTCAATAATTTCATAATATGATTGTTTCATAAAATTTTATTTTTTTCTATTGTGTCTGCCCATATACCACTCACCTGGTTCATAATTCCAACGTTTACCGTGATGACCTCTTATGTCAGCATACCACATTCTTAATTTTACTATTAGTGTTCTAAATAATGTTTTTCTTGCCATATATCTTTTTTGTAGTGTTAAATTTTACTATATTTATTATGAAAATTTTGGTCCTTGTATAAAAAGTGTTAAACTTTCTCTAATTCCTTTTGTAATAGGTAAGACTCTGTGAAGTGTGCTTGATCTAAACATAATCATACTACCTGGTGTTAATTCAGGTATTGAAAATTGCATTCCTGGATTTAATTGAAACTCACCGCCTTCATAACTATTATTTTTAGATAAATTAACAACTGCAGTTAATTTAACATCTGAAGTATTATCACTTGAGTCATCAATATGCCATTTATATTCACCAAAAGGTGCTTCATATCTATTATACAAACACTCTAATGAAGATAAAGGATATAAATTATATCCAAAATTTTGTTGATTTGCTTTGTTTATTGAATATAAAATATCATCAAATAAAGAAAATGAGGTCATATCTTTGTTGTAGCACCATTTAGAATGAGAATTTTTTAATGAATCACCTGATTTTACATCAGTTGCTACTTCTGTTTTATCCTCATCTTTATATGAAATTTTGTATATTTGGTCTATAATATCTAATCTTTCATTTTCAGAAAATTTATTATTCCAATGAGTATAAAGTGGTCTTAAAAAAGTCATTTAAATTTACAACTTGCCATAATTTCAGTTAAACAAGCAATCATATTTATTTCTTGGTCTGCGACAAACGCAGATTTATATTGATATCCAGCCAAAATTAATATGGATTGTGGAATAGATTTAGTGTCTAAACTTGAATATAGAATTTCGTAAATCGTTCTAAACAAGTGAGATGGTTCTTTATCTAAATTTTGAATAACCCATTTTCTCATATCATTAAATCTTTTTTCTTTTAAAGACGCCACAAGTTCTTTTGTATTGACTTCTGATAGACTAAACAATATACCACTATCAATCTTACCTCTTACTGAATATCTTTGTAATTCGTTGATAGTTCTTCTAAAGTCTGGATAATGTTTTTGTATTAGTTCTGCTAATACTTTCTTATCAAACTCTATATCTTCCTCTTTTAAGACGCTCTCAAGGCGCTTTAAGAACGCTGTAGCCGTCTTTACACGTTGACCATTCGTAATCTTAAAGTCAATGACAGTACAACGACTATGTAATGCTGGTATGATTTTATTCTTATAATTACAAGTAAATATAAAACGACAGTTTTTATAGAACGATTCTATAAAATTTCTTAACGCAGGTTGCACTGATTCTGCGTTCATATAATCTGCTTCGTCTATGATTATTACTTTATGATTTGCGTCTTTCGTAAGAGATACTGTACTCGCAAAATTCTTAATTTTATTTCTTACAGTATCAATTTGTCTACCTTCATCTGAACCATTAATGATTATATAATCACTTCCTAGTTCTTCACATAGCGCTCTGGCGACAGTTGTCTTACCAGTACCAGCACTACCTGATAATAATAGATTAGGTATTTCTTTTTGTTTTAGGAATTGTGTAAATGTATTTTTAAGTTCTTCTGTAAGAATACACTCACTAATTCGTTTTGGTCTGTACTTTTCGACCCACAAAAACTCTGACATAATATAAACCTCACTTTATTCATTATTTAGTTTCCATTGTAAATTCTTTTACAATTTCAGTATCAACATCATAACCACCTTTGTTCATTGTCCAACAATCTTCTTCACGGTCATAATCGTGCTCATCAACAAATTGTTGTACCTTATCTGCTAATTCTTTATCTTCTTCACTAGCATTCTGATAAGTAGACCAATCAAAGTAAAGGCCTTTTTCAAAGTTAGGTAAACTACCAAACTCATTTATTATATCTTCAACAGCAATTTCTCTATTAAGATAATGTGTAGTTTGATGGTATTCTCTTGTTTCAACTTTGATATAACCATCTAGTGGATATGCTGTACCATCTTCAGTTCTAACAACAGCAGCATTTTTATCTTCTTCTGCTGAAGTCATAGGAGTTTTAACTTCACTCATATTAAAACTCCGAGTCTGGTTCTAAAGCAATCCAATATTGTATAGGTTTACTTCTATTGATAAAATGACTTATCTTTGCTTTTGAAATCGCAATATCATAGTCATCTTGTACTACTTTAATATTTTCAGCTTTAAAGTATGCAGTAAACTTCTTATCAGTTTCACCAATTATTAATGAATAATCATTTGATGATTTATTTGTTTTATCAGTAGCAACTAAAGAAATTGTTTTACCATTACCTTTGACAGCAATATCAGGTAGATTTAATACCACAACTGCTTTCATAAGTTTGTTAAAGTCTTCTTTCTTTAAAGTAAAGCTAACTGTTTTGTCAGGCATATTAATAGATTTACTTGGCGCAACAATAACTGATTTGTCAGCAAAGAAATATTTAATAGCTTGTTTTGAATTTTCGTCTGAGATTGAGACGTATTGACCACCATTAAATTTAAAAGCTGGTTTGTTAAATAACTCAACTGCTCTTAAAAACTCTGGTAGATTATAGATACCAAACTCGGTATCAAACTTTTCACTTACTTCCGCTTCTGCTAGAATATTTTTCATACCAGAAACAGTAGATATTTTATTTCCAGGCTTAAATAAAATGTTCTCATTTATGTCTGAAAAATTTTTTAAGACGGAAATTGTATCGGAACTAATGTTCATATTTCACTCCTTTTCATAATTTAATATTAATATAATATATCACAATATAGTTTTTTTGTCAATGTTATTTAGAGGGTGTCCTATAAGTAGAACACCCCCTTTATTTTAGAGAATTAATAGTGTTAATAAAACTATTATTATCAATGATGGTATTGCACTCAGCATTAATATATTAAATTTTTTAACTTTCTTTTTAATTCCGTACGTAATGGTTTCCCATTCCTCTTTTGTATATGGCCACATTATTTAGCAGAACCATTTAAATGAGGAAAGAAAGCTTTTACTGTATTTTGGTATGCTTCAGCAAAAGGTTTAGAATTTTTTAAACCTTCTTCATAAAGTTTTTGACCAAAGTTTTGATAGTCTTTCATTACATCACCAGTTGTTATAAACTCATTGAATTTCTTTGCAGTTTCAATGATGTCTTCAGCTGACATAGTAGGAGCTTTAAACTCTTGTACTACTTGATCGCCGTCTTTTTTGATGTTGTATTCGTACTCTTTAACTTTTGCGTTAAAGTTGAAGTCAGCTAATTGTTTAGCTAGACCTAATAGATCGCTTCTGATTTCAAAAGCGTTTTTTGTTGTGTTTGCCATAATTATCTCCTTTGTGTGTTTGTATGTTTATAGCATTGTTATTTATAAAAGTGGCGACAATCAAAGCCGCCACTTTCTTTTTTATCTAATTACTTAATCTCTATTGATTTAAGTTTTTTAGATTCTGGAATTATTTTTTCCATTGATACTTTCAATAGACCGTCTTTTAATTCAGCGCCTTTGATTTCAACATCATTAGCGATTGTAAATTGTCTTTTGAAATATCTTTTAGATATACCCTTATAGATTGTATTACCATCTTCGTCTTTTGACTCATCTTTATCAGATGTTTTAGACTCAATGGTTAATACACCATCTTCCACATTAACATCAATATCTTTTTTATTAAAACCAGCTAATGCTACTTCAATGTCGTAAGCATTTTTGCCTGTCTTAACTATATTGTATGGTGGGTAGTTAATTGTTGGTATTCTTAAATCTGAATCAAAGAAAGACTCAAATGTATCAAATACATCATCAAATCCTACCGATAAAGGTCTTAATTGGTTAAAAATAGAAAGTGCTTTGTTAGTCATATAAACCTCCTTGTTAAGCAAAGTTTCTTTTTATGTAATGACAACCCACTATTGGCATTGTCACATTTATTTATATAAGTACGATTTGTAGAATTACAAGTGGTCAATTCTGTCGCACTTAAAAAAAAGTGGCAGTTTCTTTTGTCACGGAGTGAGAACTGCCAAAGGTCACCGATTTGCAACGCCGATAATATTTTATCGGGCTTTTTACGCCGTCTAGGACTTATGAATTGCCTAGACCATAATATATATAATACAAAAAGTAGCGTAAATTCATAAAACTAATAACCTCTTGTTGCTAATAACTTTTTCATTTTCTTTTTGTAATTAGCGATACCTTCTTTTTTCTTACGTCTTTTACGTTCACTAGGTTTTTCATATACAGATTTTGCTCTATAATCTTTAATAATACCTTCTTTTTGTACTTTCTTTTTTAGTACACGCATCGCTTGTTCTAAATTTCCATTTCTTATTTCAACTCTAATACCCAATTATTTTACCTCCTCCCTTATTGTGTAAAACGAGGGCGCCGAAGCGCCCTCTTGGACTACACTATGATTTGATAGATTAGGAGTCATAGCCGTTTGAGTTATCCTCATCTTGCTCATCTTCCGACTCACTATCATTGTCATTCATTTGAGTGTTCAACTCTGCTTTTCTCTGATCTTCCATAATGTCTTCGACACTAGCGCCAGAGTCCACTTTCGTATATAACTCTACAAACGAATTTTTTGTATCATCATCAAATCTATTAGTACACATTTGGATTGCTTTCATCTTATTATCAAAGATAGCAAACGCTTGAGTAATATGAACTAATCTTCTTGTTGAGATAATCTCATCTACACCACCATCAAAGTAGGTTTTTCTAATAACATCTGCCCAAGTAGTTAACTTGTCAACAAAGCCATCGTCTTTTTTACCTACAGCTTTAAGAGTGTTTTGTAATATCTTTTTTTCTGTTTTAGTAGAAGGATAAGTTTGCTCAAAAGTAATTGGAAATCTTTCCAAAAAAGCTTCGTTCAATACATTCGTACCGATAAACTTACCATCTTCTGAACCTTGACCTTTAGTATTCGCAGTTGCGATTACGTTAAATCCTGGTTTTGGTTTTACAAACTTGTTAATCTTTTTAACAAAGACACCAGAACCTTCAAGGATTGGTTGTAAACACATAATCTTATTACTTGCTAAGTCAATCTCATCAAGTAAAAGAATAGCGCCTCTTTCCATAGCCTCAATAACTGGACCATTCTGCCATACAGTCTGACCGTCTTTAAGTCTATAACCACCTAACAAATCATCTTCATCTGTTTCAATAGTGATGTTAACTCTGATTAATTCTTTTTTCAACTCAGCACACGCCTGTGTCACTGACATTGTTTTACCATTACCTGAAAGACCTGTAATAAATAATGGATAAAACTGACCAGACTTAATAATATTTTTAACATCTGGATAGTTTCCAAAACTTACGAAACTTGAATCTTTCTGTGGTACGATATTACCAGTTAAAGATGAAACAACATAAGCCGCCTCTGTTTTAGTATCAGCAACTGACGTTTCCATTAACTGTTCGTTCTCGGTAAGTTTACCATCAAGTGGTAATTTGTAAGTACCTCTATCAACTTTGTACTTATCTGTTTTCAACCAAGAAGGATTTTTAATCTTCTTTTTTGATACTAGAGCGTTTATCTCACCTCTAGTTAAAGTGTCTTTTTTATAGTGTTTAAATAACACTGACACTTGTTCTTTTTGACTTACATTTAAGTCTATCATAGTGTTTACTCCTTTTTTCATAGTGTTTATATATTAATAATATCAGGATTTGTATAAAAGTCAACCCATAAAATTGGATTGATTTTACTAGTGTTTTTCACTATGCAACCTCCTGAATAAATTGATTTAACAATGTTCTACTAACGATTCGCCCTTTCATTGATTTTTTAAATACTTTAGCGATACCACCAGCTTTCATATTATCTTTAATACCTGATAAATCAGCATTCTCAACATTTAACTTTTTACCATTTAATAAGAAATACTTGTCATAACCCATTGTGTCAACAGAAGCAAATCTTTCCTTATTTAAATTTGATCTAATTTTTTCGGTTTGTTTATCTCTTTCCATCCAATTTTTATAATTTCTAGTGTATCTGTCCACTTCCCAACTTCTAACTTTTCTAGTCACATAAAAACCAATCGTAGATATATTATGTCTTTTTCTAATAATATCTAAAAGTAATCCTGTATAAATGTCACTTGAATAATAATCCATATCATTATTAGGTAATGTATATTGTTTTTTACCAACTTTAATAACTGGTTTACCACTATTCATTGGTGATTCATTTCCGTCATCACCAACTGTACAACTAAAAGACCAATTTGCACCACCATCTGTTAAAGTGATCAATGACATTTTTTCAATTTTATTTTTGTTTTTAAATATTGGTATCATTTTTTCAAACGCAACTAATGCTTGATTTAATGGAGTAGAACCTAGGAAATAATCTCTAGGCATATGAAATATATCACCCATATATGGTTTTACATCTGAATAACTTCTTATAGAATATCTATCATCATAAGCCAATGACATATGCCACAACCACATTAATGACTCATCTAATTCTGTTTTTTTAAGTTTATTGTTAGCAACGCAAACTAAATTAACTTGTTCAAACATTACATCACCAAATTTATAATCAAAAACTTTTTTTCCAGATTTTCTTTCACCTGATATATCTGTGTCTTCACCATACTCACTTGTAAAAAGATAAACTTCATATGGGATATTTACTTTTTGACAAAACCAAACTAAATTCATTAATTGCTCAACTGTTTGTTTTATTTGAGCACTCATTGAACCTGACCAATCTAACAACATCATCATACCGTGATTTTTAGCGTCTGGTAAAACAGTTAATCTTTTGAATATATCATCTGAATATTTGTAAGATGGTAATTTAAGAGGGTCAATAACACCAGTTTTATCTGTTGATGTTCTTTTGTAAGCAGTTGCTGCTTTTTTCATTTCAAATTCTTTGACAAGATAATTTACTGTCTTACTATTATCTTTTTTAAATTTTTTATAAGCGTTCTTTAACCAATTATAATATTCACCATATGACTTATATTTTTTAATTTCACTAAACGCATATGATTTCATATCTTTTAAAAATTGTTTATTTGTAATTATCATATTGTTTAATTTAACATTTGGTAAACTAAAATAAGAGTAGCTTCTTTTTGAATCGTAAAGATTTGATTTTTTATCTTCTAAAGACTCATTTGTAATAGAAACTAAATTACCTGGTTTTACACCAGAACCTCCACCTATTTGAGCTTCATTATTTACACTTTTTTGAGAGTTGCTGTTTTTTTTATCCTCACCATTATCTTCTGATTCTTTATTAGAATCATTTTGTGAATTATCATCTTTACTTTTATCTTTTGAAATTTTTATATTCGTATCATCATCTGTTTTTTCACCATCATTATTTGAAAGATTATAATTTTTAAAAAAAGAGTGTAAATCAAAATCAGGTAATTTTTTCATTTGTTCAATTTGTTTTTTCTGCCAATCTAATAATTCTTTAGCAAGATTGACAACATCATCAAACGATTTTAATGCGTCAACCTTGTCTAACCATTTATTATCAACAGAGGAAAACTTAATTGGTAATCTTTTTGAAGACTTATAAAATAAATTAATTTTATCAATTAACATAAATTCTTTATTAATATCTTTATCTTTAATACCAAAGAAATTTTGTTTATCTAATAAATCAAAACCATTAATATAGTTTTTAACTACACCAGGATATTGTTTTTGTATAAGTTTATCAATTCTACAATCTTCTAATACATTTACGTATGATCTTAACTCATTATTATTCATTATAGATTTCCAACCATTTTCAGGCGTAAATAAAGCGTGAGCACATTCGTGTGCAATTAACATATCATATACATCACCTTTAGGTTGTTTAAATACAGGTAATGTTAAAATTCTATTTTTTGTATCAAATGAGGCGGTTTTAACTTTATTATGTTGTACTGAAATATTCTCGGTTGCGATCAACTTTGCGAGATTTGATTTTGTATCTAAGTTAATTGTTTGTGTATCCATACTAGCTAATCTATCAGGTTGCTTTTAAAAAGTCAACCCCAAAAAAAGCATTGATTTTACTAGTATTTTAAAGGTAAGATGTTCTACTTTTGTTCTAAATTATAAGGTTTTATGACTTTTTTGTATATATTTGACGCTAAATTCTTCATCATTAGGGGTGCAACCATACGACCGATTCGTTCAGCTTGTTTATCAAAGCTACCCTCTAGTTTATAATCATCTGGTAATCCCATAATTCTCTTTAATTCTGGTATAGTAAATTTACGATTTTTACTATAATGAAAGACACCAGATACACTCATTTGTTGTCCTCTTTGTGTAAGTGTTGGACTAGGAAGTTGAGCCGCTGGTCTTATCATATTAAACATAGATTTTTTATAATTAATATCTACAAAGTAATATTCTCTATCAGTATCCCATTCATAATGTTTTACATCTGTTTTCATTAATTGGTTTATTGTAGTTGTACTATTTGATACTACTGGTTTAGCATTCTTTTCTTTAAAACCCATTTCTTTATATTCTGGCCATTTATCTTTTGGTATAATTCTTATTTCGTTTTCACTAGGTTTAACGTGTCTTGTAGGATTAAGTGGTAATATCTCTACCCATTTCTTTTGAAAGCCACCCTGTACATAGTCAAATAATTCTTTTTCTTGTTCTACGTCATTTTGTACATCTTCGATTGCTTCTTTTAATGATACTTGTTGTTTGTATGGTTCTGGATATACTTCATTTTCCATTGTCATAAAATTTAATCCTACCTTATCCATAACATCATTTCTTACAGCAACAAAGAAACATCTTTGTCTTGCTTGTGGTGTTCCATAATCAGCGGCATTCAACACTTTACCGACTGCTTCATATCCCAATTTACCAAACTCATTGACTATTCTATTAAAGTATTCTTTTGCTTCACCCATTGTAATACCAGCAACGTTTTCACCGATTACTACTTTAGGCATTATCTCACCTGTGATTCGTGTAAATTCAAAAAATAAGTCTTCTATATTTTCTACTTTTTTACCATCTGAATATATCTTTTCTTGGTCCCAACCCTTTTCTCTTTTACCAGCGACACTAAACGCTGAACACGGTGGCGAACCGTCTAATATATCTAACTCACCTTTTTGAATACCAGCGGCTTTTAAAAAGTCTTCACCTTTAAGTTGTTTAATATCTTGTGGTAAAACTGGAGTATTTGGATAGTTTGATTTGTATGTTTCAACAGCGGCTTCTACAAACTCATTTACACATAATATCTTTCCACCCGCTAGTCTATAACCCGTAGAAGAACCACCACCTCCAGCGAAAGTAGAGATCACAGTAAAGAGTTCTTTGTTTGAGTTATCTATTACATCTTTTAGATAATATGGTTTGTACATAATATAATATTATCAGGTTTATCTAATAATGTCAACGCTGGCGTTAGTTTCAATTACCACTCTAGCGCCACAATTCAATAGTGGTTTTTCATTACCACCATAAATCACTTTACTCGGTCCTTGTATTTCTACTTCGTGGCAATATGTATTTTTATTACCTTGTTTTATTGTAATTACAGGATCGTCTTTTCCGTGTTTTTTATTACTACGAATCACGTGTTGGTTAACGTGAATATAAGTTTTAGACTTTTTGGATAATCTTGGCATCTTTATCTTTTTTTATTATATTCATCATCTTTTCTGCTTTTTCGTAAGCTCTTTTTAGTTTAAATTTAGATACTTTATCTGTAAAATTTAAACCCATAGTATGATCATATTCGTGTTGAAAGATACGACTTATCATACCGTCTAAATGTCCTTCTTGTAAATTGCCATTTTCATCTTCATATTTAACCACTACTTTACGGGGTCTAGTAATTGATAAAAATATAAATGGAAAGGTTAAACAACCCTCTTTCATTACTGTAGTTTCTTCGCTACTAGATATTATCATAGGATTAAAACACGCCATCTTTAAACCATTTTCTATTTGTAAATGATCACCAAGAACAAACATATTGAAAGGTAATCCTACTTGATTACAAGTTAAACCTATTCCTCCATATTTTTTCATTGCTTCAAACATTGCGTCAGATAGTTCTTTTCTATCTTTAAAGCCTTCTTCTTTTAACATTTCATCTTTAAAAGGTGCAATTGCTGATTGTACTCTTGGATCACTTGGTGGTATTAATTTTAGTTCTTTCATATTATTTTCCTATAAAGTTTAAGTTCATATTTATTCTTAGTTTTGTATCTGATTGTGATACACTTTGATGTTTTATTAATCCATTAAATAATAACATTCTATTTTCTACTGACTCAATTTTAGTACCATCTTCAAATCCAGTATAACCATTGTTTGTGTTTATTGAAAATACTCCTGTTGTGTGCTCAAAGAAATAATCACTATGCATACCGTGTTTAATTTGTTCACCAGTTTTTGTAAACAAATTAGACTTTATCCTTATTAACCTATTTATTTTATCATATCCTATTTTACTTAAAAGAGGTTCACAACATTCTTTAAAACAATCTGATAATATTTTATCAAAATTATAAAAATTGTGTATAAAATAAAAGTTTTTATTGTCTTCTTTATTAGCTACGTGATTCATAAAATACCAAGGAAACATATTGCTCATATGAATTTCCTTTATTTTATCAAATTCATTTTTTGGTAAAAAATTATCTATTACAACATATCCTTTCATATTATTCCTTTGCCATTGATATACCAACTCTAGGTGTAAGTGGTACTACTTCGTGTTTTATTCCTTTGGTGTATATAACTTTCATATTGATACTTTATATTTTATATTATTTTTTGCACTTACCAAATTAATGTTTAATATTATTCTTCTATCATATTTTATAGGTTTACTGCTGGAGTGTTTTATGTTTCCTTCAAATAAAATTGCTGAATTTTCTTCAGGTGTATTTTGATTTATTATATTATTTTGATTGTCATAAAAATATGTATCACCATCACTCTCATTTAAATAATATAATATAACTTTATGTTGTTCATAAAAATCAATATGAGGATTGTGTATAATTTTTTCTGCGTTATTTGTACTCATTCCCCACCTAAGTCTTAATATTTCATAATCATTTAAATGAAACTGGTCTTTCATAATGTTTGCTATCATCATTGTATTTTCATTAAAAAATGAATTTGACTTTTTTTCTTTCATAGTTGTATGATAAAAAGAATATTTTTTAGTTTTATTCGTATCTGTAGTATTATCAAATGCAGAATCAGGTATATAAAACCAAGGAAACATATCTGAACACACGTGTTCTTTAATATCATTAAATAATTTTGTATCTAAAATATTATTAATTTTTTTAAACATTTGTTAATTTTGTAAAATTATGTTCCTTTTCAAATTTAATTATGTTGGTAAATTTATCAAAAAGTATATCGCCTTTGTGTGATATGATAAAAATGTTTTCTTTTTCCATCTTTTTAACTATCTTAAAAAAGTCATCTGTTCCTTGACCATCTAAACTACTATCAAAGATTTCATCAAGGACCATTAGATTTGTATTAGCGCTGTTTTTCATTTTAGCAATAGCACGCCAAGTAAATACTAACGCCAAATCTATTCTCATTTTTTCGCCTTCACTAAAACTATTATAATCAAATACATCTCTATATCTACTTTTAACAGTTTCATTAAATTCTTCATCTAAATGAAAGTTAACAAAGAAGTCCATAGATTGTAGATATTGATTTATCAAAGTGTTCATAATTGGTAGATACTTTTTAATTATCTTTGCCTTAGCGCCTTTGTCAGATAGTATTTCTCTAATAACATCTATATATTTCTTTTCTTCTACTATATTACTTAATTCTACTTTAGTTTCTTCTAATTGTTTTTTAAGTTCTAATAAATGGCCTTCAACGTCTTTACTGTCTTCTTCTTTACCTTCTAACAATAATATTTCGTTATGTAAACTATCACTAAATTTTTTAAGTTCATCAATAGAAGTATTTAGTTTTGACATTTCAATATTAATATCATACATCTTATTTGATATTTTGTTGAAGTCAGTAATCTTATTTTCTACTTTTGATATTTCATTTACTAAATCTTTCATACCATCATTTAAAGTTGTAAGTTTACTCTTTTCAAAAGCAATCTTTTCATCTCTAAATTCTGCTTGTATCTTTTGTGTACAAGTAGGACAGTTATCATTTTCTTCAAAAAATTTTAAGTTCTTTTCGTGTGTATGTAAATTTTGTTCTATCTTTGTTTCTAATTTTTCTAGTTGTTTTCTTTTACTTTCAAATTTATCTTTTTCTTTTATATCTTCTTCTAGTTGCTTATATTCGGTATCTAACTTTTGTATCTTTCTTAAATATTGTTCTTTAGCGTCATTGTTTTGTTGTAATTTATTTTTCTTAATATCAATATCACCAATACTTCTATTTTTTAATTCTTCAAAGTGTCTTGTTTCTAATTCATATTTTGATTCAATTAAATCACATTGGTGTCTTGCATCAACTATCTTTTTACTAAGTTCTGTTTGTTGATTTCTTGTAAGTGAATCCATATGAGATAAGACTCGTATATCTAATATTTCTTCTACAACCTCTCGTCTATGCCTTGGTCTCATCTGCATAAATGGTTGATAAGAGGAAGAACCTAAAACAGCGATCTGTTTAAATGCTCTATAATTTAGTCTTAATATTTGATCTTCTAATATGTTTTGATAATCTACGCTTGATGCATCTTGGTTTTGTAAAACACCATCACAATAGATTTCAAAGGTAGTTGGTTTGATGCCTCTAATAACTTTATACATCTTTGTTCCAATTTGAAATTCTATCTCAACAAGTGTGTCACCGTCATTAATTGTATTAACTATCTGTTCTTTTTTAATGTTTCTAAATGGTCTATTGAACAACGCAAAACATAAAGCGTCTAACATAGATGATTTACCAGAACCATTGGCACCAATCATTAAAGTTAATTGCGACTTTCTCAAATCAATCTCAATAGGAGTATTGCCAGTGGAAAGAAAGTTTTTCCATTTTATCTTCTTAAATAAAATCATTTTTCAATAGCGTCTGTAAATAATTCTTTTACAGTTTTTTTTAATTTAAACTTATCTAAATTTGTGTCTATTTGATCTACATAATTACCTAAAAATGTAAGTGTGTCTTCGCCCTGTTCTAATATATTTTCTTTTACTGATGCTGTAATATCACTACTTAAATCTTCTATAATATTAACTTCATATGTGTTTATTGTATTATGCAATCTATCTATTAATTTATTAAACATTTCTTCGTTTGTTTTATTAGTCACAAATATTTTCACAAAGGTATTTTCAAAAGATGACAAGTCTTTATTTGTATAATCATTTTCTTTATCGTTATAAATTAGTTTTTTGTGTATTACAATCGGATTAGGTACTCTTGTTAGTTCTCTTGTATCTGTATCAAATATATGAAAACCTTTAGGACATTTATAGTCTGACCAAGTAATTTCATATTGAGTTCCACAATAATATATTTGACCATCATCTGATTTTTTATGAAAATGACCAGAAAAAACTTTTTCAAATCTCTTAAATAATGATTTATCTAAACCTTGTGTATTCATAACACCATTATGCATTTCAAAACCTTTTATCTCTAAATGACCCATTGCAATTTGGGCTTGACTATTTTCTATTTCTTTAATAGAGTGATCATAATTTTCATCACATATCCAAGGTATTAATAATATATCTAATCCATCAAAGTTTACAGTTTTTGCTTTATCGTAAATCCAAGGTTCGTGTTGACCATCATAAGTTGTACATAATTCTGCAATTGCGTTTACTTCGTTTGTGTTCTTATAATAAGTGTCGTGGTTTCCTAAAATGATATGAGTATCAATACCTTCTTCCCATAATCTTTTCATAAACTTTTGTCTAAAGGTGTGAGCTGTTTTAAAGTTAATAAATTTTCTTCTGTCAACAACATCACCTAAATGTACAAGTGTTTTTATATTGTGTTCTTTAAGATATGGAAAAAATATCTCATTATAAAAACGCATAAAATAATCCAAAAAAGCTGGACTATCGTTCCTCGCCCCAAAATGTGTATCATTAAGTAAAGCAATTTTCATAACTAGTTAAATAAATTTGATTTTTTTATAACTTTCTTTTTGTTTTTATTCTTTTTCTTAGATTCTTCTTTTATTATTTTGTCACTAAATTTTGTGTTTTTTTGTAAAAATTCTGTAAATTGATTTTTATAATCATTATCATCACCTGGTAATAATGTCATATCATCATAATTTGCGTGTGCAATCATTTTTTGTTTTACTTCTACTTGTTTTTTTTCTTTTTGTATTCTTCTAACAAAAGCAAAATAAATGATTTGTGTAAAATAAGCAAAAGGATTATTTGATTTAGCAGGATTAAAATTGTCCAAATATTGTAAACAGTTTTCTATACCATCACTAATCATATCATCTCTAAATGTATAATTAATAAAGTTTGGTCTATATGATAAGTGATTAGCAATCTTTAAAAAACAACTACCTAAAAAATTATTTACAGGAGGTTTTTCTTTATTTTCTTTTTTTGCTTTATTACAGAGTTTTTTATATTCTTTCATAGCTTCTAAAAACTCTTTATTGTTTATATAGTGTTCCTTTGTTTGTCTTTTAGGCATATTTTTTTATTTCCTCATTTTTAACATCTGTAAAACTAGAATTAAAAGAAATTATAGTTTTTCTTTTTGTTGTTTTGTTTTCTGCTGATCTATGTAATAAAAACCCAGGAAAAGTTAATACATCACCCTCATTAACTTTTATGTTTGAAATTATTTTTTTTGATATTGGGTCTAAAATTTGAGTTTCAGTATTATTAGGTAATTCTAAATAAACCACATTGGTATAATTAGTTGAAATGTGTGTGTGCCAAGGGTGTTCATCATTTGTATAATATTGTTGAAACCATATATTGTGGACAACCCCATTTTTACATAAATGAAAATTCGCTAGTTCTTCCATATATTCTTTAACAACATCATCATAAAAATATCTAGCATATTTTCTTTCAGTATCTTTTGCTAATTCCCAATCGGTATGACTAATTTTTGCATAACTTGTTTTAGGTATCTCATTAATAAGTTGTAATAGATTTTTAATTTGTTCTTCATTACAAAGTTTTTTTTGAAATAAAGGTGCATTAAATTTGTAAATATTAATCATAAATTATAATACTATAAAATGTCAAAAAAGTCAATGTTTATATTATAAATTTCTCTATTGTTTTAGTTGTGTAAAAGCATTTATTTTTTTAATAAATCAGTATTGACTTTTGACAAAAAATGTATATAATGAAGCGTGTAGAGCGTTGATAAGGGATACTATAAGTTAGTGTAGAGTCTTTTTTACAAAATCATTATAATACTCATCATCTTCATCATCAAAAATCTCATTTATTTTTTTATTGTCCGAATCTGTTAATCTTACTCTTTCGTAGAATTCATCTTTTTTAGGTTCTTCTAATTTTAAATAATTCACAGCCATTTTGTCATAACTTGATGCCATACTAGGGTTGGCATTTGTAATAGACATAATTTTATCTTTTGGAATAGTCACAATTACATCATTTGTATATGAGGCCCATCTAACAAGAGCTATATAATCTTTTATTCCATTAGTTGTAAGTTGAGGAATATATTTTATTTGAAATGGTTTTACAATACGTAAAAGTGGTGATTTTTCACCTAGTTGTTCATTAGCAAAACAACAAACTATATCATCACCATTAATTAATTTAACTATTTTAATAGCGTCTTTAGGTGGTAGATTTTTTTGATGCATTTATTAACTCCACGTTATGTATTTCATAATTAAAGTCTTCTTCATTATATATATTTATTCTTTCTTTAAAGTGTTGAAGTGTATAATTTGCTTTATCATTGTAAGATATATCATCAGCAATATCATATAAAGTTGCCGCAGATTTATTATCTTTTAAACGAAGACCTCTACCAATAGATTGTAAATTTCTAATACGAGATTTGCTAGGGGAAGCGAAAATAATGTTGTGAAGATTCCTAATATTAATCCCAGTGGAAAAAGTACCATAAGAAGCAATAATAATAGCGTTATCGGACTTTTCAGTAATCGCTCTAATATCTTCTCTAACATCAGCTTCTACTCCTCCGTGTACATAAAACACTTTTCTATCTTGTGCTTTTTCTTCTATTAAACCTTTAAGTATTTCACCGTGTTTTTCTACATACTGAAATAAACATAAAGAGTTTCCTTGTAATGATAAACAAAGATTTCTAATATATTTATTTCTCTTTGTATTAGAAACCAAATAATCCATTTCTTCTTGGTATGATTTATCTTTTAAAAAATGACGAGCCGTCTGATCGTGTTGTAATACTAAACACATAATCTTTAAATCTGCTAGTTGTTTCTTTTCTTGTAATTCACTTGTTGATACTACTTTATTTACTGTACCAAACAAACCCTCTAACACCAACTTGTGTGTTTTAGTTCCATCTAAAGTTCCTGTAAGACCAACTCTATATTTACATTTTTCCAATTTAGTCATTAATTTAGTTAATGAAACCGCTTTAAATAAGTGCGCTTCATCACCAACAATCATACCAAATTGTTCAAACCATTTTTTTGGTAAATTATAAACAGATTGCCAAGTAGATATTATTACTCTTTTGTTTGTTTCTTTTTCGTGTCCTGAATATATCCTATGTACATTTCTTTCACTATTATAACCATAGTCTTTAAAGTCTTTAAACAATTGTTCTACAAGCGATGTAGTAGGCACAATAATAAGAATTTTATCTTGTTTTGTATCTTTTAGTCTTAATAAATTATAGATTAACATAAGATAGATTATAAGAGATTTACCAGATGCTGTAGGCGATACAAGTAAACATCTATTCTTTTGTACTGAATACTTAAACGCTTCTTTTTGATAATCTCTAACTTCGTGTGGTAATTTAAGAGCCTTTATTAGTTCATCTACTTTTTTATCATCTACTTTTGTTTCTTGTATTTTAGTTCCATCAACGACTTGTACATCATTGTTTTTACACCAATCTAAAATATAAGGATATAAACCAGCATATATCTTACCACTGGCGTAATTAAACAATCTTATTTTTCCGTCCCAAACTCTATTACGATATTGAGGCATAAATTTATAACCAGGTACTTCAAAAGTAAAAAACTCACCAAGTTCTCTACGAATATCAGCATCAGCTTCTATTTTGAGATAGACTTCGTTTACTTTATCTATAATGAGATAACGGGTTGTGGTCATTGAAATTAAATAGCGCCACTAGTAAACTTTCGCCAGTCAATTGCATTTTTTATTGTGAAACCACGATTTGAAATTTGTCTAATTGTTCTGTCTAAAAAATCTACTGTTGCTTGTAGGTAATCTACTTTTTGTTTTAATTTTTGTAAATCTATATCTGAATCTAAATATTTGTCAATATCTGTTTTAAGTAATTTAAGATGAAATGGCTTTTGAGCATATACAGATGGATCTGCTTTACCAGTATAGTATTCCCACTTTTCTCTTTTTAATATATTATATTCTGTTTCAGTACGACTTAACATTAACTTATATGTTGTTAAGTGTTTTAAATATTTGTTATGTAAAGCTGGTGTCTTTAATGATTCTAAATCAAGTTCAGTATCATTTATTTTAAGGTCTTTATCAGCTAAGTCTTGTAATTGTTCTAATGTCATATTCACTCCGTATTATATAGTATATCACAAAAACCTTTAAAAGTAAAGTCTATGATGTAGTTATACTTGTTGTTGAGGACCCTACTGTCGCAAAATCATAAATTTGATAATTAAATGATACAGTCGCTGTCAAATAATCAACATCGGCTGCTTGTTGGTTGTATTCTAGTCCTGATAATGTCACAGGATAAACATCTCTAAATCTTACCTCTAATTGTGGATTATTTTTACTTGTTAAAATTGTAAGTGTAGCGTCTGATAAAGTTCCACCTGCAGCAGCAGCTTTGTATTTAACTTTTCCTATTTCAGTTGATATACTTCCAGCTGATCCTGGAAATCTATCATCACCAGAATTTGATAAATTTCTAAATTCTGAATAGTCACGTGGAAAACCTAGACCAACTAACCAACCGTGTATCTCTTGGAAATTCTCTAAATTTTCATCAACCATAAAAGTCATACTTAATGGTTCATATGTTAACTTATCACCAGGAAGTGGAATATCTTTAAATGGTGTTTGTTGTACAGGTGAACCACCTAGTGTAATACCTGGTATATTTACAGATGTACAAAAATATTCTACTTTAGGTAATTTTAAAATACTAAACTTAAATTGCGTTGGTGACGCATAATCTAATTTGGTAGGTTGTCTATTATATGATTTTGTTGTTGTCATACTACTATTTATCTAATTGTTTATCCACCTCTTCCCATTCTTGTTCTTGTTGTAATTTATCACAATCTTTAGGACTAAAAATACAGGCAATAGCTAAACTCATAGAACCATCA